CTATAGAGCAGCTAGTACATTCATTGTATTTTTTTCGTCTTCTTCCCGAAGCTCTTTAATCAAATGTGTGTAAATACGAATAGTTGTATCGACATCCGCGTGTCCAAGGCGTTCTGAAATATATTGAACAGAAATACCTTTGTAAAATAAAATACTTGCATGTGTATGGCGTAAACCATGAATTGAAATTCCATCAATACCTAATTCGTTTAATAGCTTTTTTAATGCTTTATTTACGCCTGTGTTGCTAAAAACTTTATATTTTGATTCAGGATTATAGAATACTAGTTTGTGAATATTTTCGGGGGTATCATTGAAATATTTTTGAAACATATCCATAATCACTTTATCCATTTTAATAACACGATTAGATGTTTCCGTTTTGGTCTTTTTTTCACCATCTTCAAACGATGAAGTATAGCCCCAAGTCTTGTTTATGCTTATAGTATTGTTTTTAAAATCAAAGTCTTTTCTTTGCAATGCTATAATTTCAGCAAATCGCATTCCTGATTTAAGGGCTAAAAGAATAATATAGTACACTTGTCTATGTTCAGCTTCTAAAACATCGCATAGAGCTTTAGAAAGGCGTTTACTTTCTAAGTAATTAATATGCTTATCAATTTGCTTCTTTGAATCTTTTCCAGTGAGAGTTGCCCTTCTAGTAAAATCAGTTTGAATGATTCCTTCATCTACAGCTTCACGTACGCAAGCCCTTATATGAGCATTTATTTTTTTAACTGTTTCTTTAGCTTTAGTTTTGCCATACTTGTTTAAAAAGGCTTGATAATCACTCTTTTTAATATGTTGAATAGGTGTTGAACCAAAGTACTTTTGGATAACCTTAAATGTGTTTTCATAATGAACTTGTGTAGCCTTAGCATTATCAGACTTGTATAAATCTACCCATCTTTTAAAATAGGAGTCTATCGGTTCTATTTTAATAATAGGGTTAAGCCCTTTGTTCAACTTTGCTTCTATCTCTGCAGCTGCTACTTGGGCTTCTTTTTTTGTGGAGAATCCGCCTTTTCGAATTGGCCTAGATTCACCGTTGACCATTCTACTAACCGTATATTGCCAAGTCTTGCCTCGTTTCTGAAAGCTAGCCATCGTGATCCTCCCTTCGTAAATTTAAGAAAAAAAACGATCATACGATCGTTCTTACTTTTAAAAAGGGAAATCAGGATCTTCGTCAGCATCTATTACTTCTACTCTATTAGAAAAATTATAGTCCCACTTAACTATAAAATTTTTAGAGTAAAATGTAGAGTCTGCTCCACATTTATAACAATGTCTAGCGTTGCCTGGCAACAAAATACCGCACGGCACTCCATCTAAACGACCATCATCATTAGTACATTCATTAACAATATAGTGACCACAAACCATACAAAAATCCCCTTCATAATCTAACTCTTCGTTATGGCAATGAGGACAAATTTTCGCTCTGCTTTTATGGTCAACTTCTACTCCAGGGAATTTCATATTAAAATCATCTCCAAATTTATAAGGTGTTTTAGTTATCGTTTTTTTTCCACAACAAGGACAATAGTCTGGTGCTTCTAATATGAAATTACATCGACATTCTTTGCAAAAATATCGATTATTAATTGCATATAAAAATGATTCAAAACCCATCTTTTTGGCAATTTCTCTTGGGTATCCTCTACCAAAATCTTTGATACCTTGTTTAATGAACTTAAAAATATTTAATGATGCTTCAAAGCTAATATTACATGCATGTTGAATTAATGTAGGATTTACATCTTTGATATGGAAAATGACATAAGGAGGGGCAATTAAATTTCTAGCAAAACAGTTTGCTTCTTTTTCAAAGGCTATATAATCTTCATCTAAAATACCATTTCTTTGCATGATACTGCGCCCGTATGTTTCATGATGTTTTAATGCATAATGACCTAATTCATGAGCAAGTGTCCAACGTTTTCTACCTTCATTCTCAATAGTGTCATTATAATAAATACGATATTTACCATTAAATTCATTGTAAACACAACAACCATCTTCACTACCTAAATCTTCACATACTTTTTCTATTGGAAGTCCCATTTTTTTTGAATACCAAGAATAAGTCTTAATTTCTAGATCATCAAAAACTTTTTTGAACTTCATTAGTTTAATCGGTAGTTCCTTAGTGTCTAAACAATTTATAAATTCGATGGCTTTTTTTTCAGCTAATTTATAATTAGGTCTATATGTCTTCATCCTCGTCTTCATCTTCATCCTCAAAAGCCTCCACAAATGATAACTTTAAAATTTTCATAGCTCTTTCCCAATCATTATCACTCATTTTAGTTTTTGCTCGTTGTATTACTTTTAACTCTTCTGAATCAACCTTATCGTTAAAGGATTCACTCAATCCAAGGATGTAGTCTGTCGATACTCCAAAGATTTCAGACATAGCTACAATTATGTTTCCAGGGGGAATTATTCTTCCTGCCTCATAATTGGCGATATTTGTACGTTTCATCCCTAATAAATTGGCTAATTCTTCTTGAGAATAACCACTATTTTTACGACAAATCTTTATTCTTTCGGCAACTAATAAATTGTCGAACTTAGTCATTTTTGTATCCTCCAAAAAAAATTTTATAAAAATGACGTTTTTGTGGTTGACGTGTTTATTAATGACGTGATAGTATGGGGGTGTCAATTAAAAGCACAAAACGAAAGAGGTGAGAAATATGTCTAACAATCTTCGTAGAGAGCGATTTAGATACTACCGTCGATTAAACAACGTCTCCCAACGACAACTTTCAATTGATATGAAAGTGAGTGATAGTCACATTCGGAATATTGAAAGTGGAAGAGGTAACCCAGACGTCAAATTGTTATTTAAATTAGCTAAATATCTAAATACTTCTCCAGAAGAGCTGTTTCCTGATTTAGCTAATGTAGAATCATCTAACATTGATTAATGCTTACGTCATTATTATAAACCGTCATTTAAAATAACGCAATGGAAAATGACGAAAAAAAGGGGGTTTTTTCAAATGCAATTACAAATTATAAAAAGTGAAATGTTTAACAGTGTATCTTGTGATTTTTATCAGAATGATAATGGTGAAGTGTTTATGACAATCGACCAACTCGCACAAGCCTTAGAATACTCTGATAAAAATGGTATTGAGCAAATCATTTCACGAAATGGATATTTAAAAGATGTTGAATTTTCAACTACCCACAAGTTGTCAGTAGTTGAAGGAAAGCGCCAAGTAAGACGTGATCGCAGGATTTTTTCAGAAGATGGTATTTATGAAGTCACAATGCTTTCACAGCAACCTAAAGCAAAATTATTCCGAGCGTTTGTCCGTAAAACTTTAAAAGCATTACGTAAGGGTGAGGCGGTACTTGTTCAACCTCAATCAGAAGATGCCAAGTTGGAAATCCAACGTATGCGTGCAGAGGCAATGTTGAATAACAGTCGCACAAGACAAGCGAAACTGATCTTGGATATGCAAAAGAATAAAACGTTATCGCCAATCGCAGTTGAGTTATTACAGATTAATGCTTTAGAAGTTTTAGGAGACAAAGCAATAGAGCATCGTCCAGAAGTTGAAAAAACATATACTGCTACAGAATTAGGTGGAATGTTTGGTGTTTCTGCTCAAAAAATTGGGAAACTAGCTAACGCTCATAACCTTAAAACAGATGAATATGGCTATTTTGCTTTAGATAAATCACCATACAGCAATAAACAAGTTGAATCATTCCGTTACTTTGAAAATGGAAAACAAAAGATTAAAGAGTTATTGGAAGTGAGTTAGATGCAACAATTACAAGTTAATTTAACTGTAAACGTACCTGATCATCTTGTACTTGTTGAGAAAGTTGAATATGAGCAATTACAGCAAGAAAAGTTAAGTGGACAGTATTGGACTATGAAAGATTTAGAAAAACGAGTAGGAAAAGAGTGGCGCTGGATAAAAGACAACATTCTTTATCCGACAAGATTTAAAAAAATCTTAGATGTTAATAATGGTGGATTTGTCTACTATCCCGAAGGAAGGGGCAAAAATTGGTCTTTCCATGCTAGTAAAATGGCAAAGTTTCTAGATGATAATTTTTATTTAATTTTTAGAAAGGGTGAAACAAATGAACATTAAACCTGTTCCAGTGGAGTTAGTAGGTGAAACATTGATGAATATTTCGCCACTGTATTTATTGAGTACGGTTGCTAGCAAGTTACCTATAGCTGTCCTATTAGATGTTAATCAGCGCATAGGTGACTGGCTTGCCAGCGGTGGCAAAGAAACAGATCCATACATTTGGCAGCAAGTAGCCTATGCTCAGAAAGTTTATGAGGCAATGAGAGGGGGTGAAAAGGGATGAACAAATACACAGGTGAGTTTTATGTTCAAAGCGCAGGTAATGACAAGATTTTTGTTGGTGATCAAGTGCGCTGCAGTTGGAACTCTAAAGGTGTTTGTGGAGGATATTGGCATGGTGAAGTAACTCGTATCACATCGAGAGGCATTTATATTGATGTCGGCAATAAGCGAGATAAATATGTGTGCTTCGCTGATATTCAGGAACTGACATTGAAATATGGAGGGTGATTCAGGTGTTTGATTCTATATTAAAGGCTGTTACAGCACTAGCAGTAAAAGAGGATCTATTAGTTGAAGAAGAAGGTGTTTTATTAAGTACAAATACTATCAATCTTGTAAATCAAATCGAAGAAATGAACCGCCAACATTTGATCGATATGGCTTTAGCTAACAATGATCGTGAGTTATTCATGCAATTAACTAGTTGAAAAAGGGGTGCCGTTATTGGACAAGGTAAAGGTTAGTCGTGAGGTTGCAGATGCTCTAGATCATGTTACTAGAACTTTTAGTAATGAAGCGATTATTTATGCTCATGTGACAAAACCAGAAGGATGGTTGTTAGACCATAATCGAGCATTAAACCGTATCAGTTTAGATATGATCACACGTGCTTTATATATCAGTTATGAAGTAAATGAAACACCAGTAGAAAAATTTAATTACTTCTACGACAAGTATTCACAATCTGACATTATGTTCGAAAAAGACTTTTTAGGTGGCATGTTAGCTGTTGCCAAGTGGTTTGATCTGCCAGTGAAAGGAAGAGAGGATGAATGAAAAACACACTAGGTGATTTAAACAATCATTTATTTGCACAGCTCGAGCGATTGAGTGATGAAGATTTGGTTGGTAATAAATTAACGGAGGAAATTGAAAGAGCTAAGGCTGTTACAAGCGTAGCAAATCAAATTATCTCTAACGGTTCCTTAGTGTTACAAGCTCAAAAATTTTATGACAATCCAGATAGATTAAATCTCGATGCTGAAAAGCCAAAATTGCTGAAAGGGTGAGGTTATTGCGTCATACCTGGACACATGAGCAAAAAGAATTTTTACGTAAGCATTATCCATCAAATAGTCAAATAGATCTGCTAATTTTGCTCAATCAAGAATTTCAATTAAATATCAACATGAATCAATTAAAAGCTTGTTTGACAAATCACAATATTACTAGTGGTCGTACAGGACAATTTGAAAAAGGTAGTACACCTGTTAATAAAGGTACAAAAGGGCTTTACAACGTGGGAGGCAATCGCACTTCTTTCAAAAAAGGGGATACGCCAAAGAATTATAAACCTGTAGGTACTGAGCGAATTGACCGTGACGGTTACGTATTAATTAAAGTTTCTGACTCAGGTACTTGGCATGAAAGATGGAGACATAAACACAAGGTGGTATGGGAAAAGGCAAATGGTCCAATACCAAAAGGTCATGTTCTAATTTTTCTTGATCAAAACAAACTTAATATTTCACTAGAAAATTTACAGTTAATTACTCGAGCGCAGCTAGCAAGGATGAATCAAAATAAATTATTTCATCTAGATCCTGAGCTTACTAAGACAGGTGTTGTAATTGCAAATATCTATACAAAAATGGGCGCTCTTAATCGAAAGGAGAAAACAAAATGAAAGCAACAGGAATTGTTCGTAGAATCGATGATTTAGGACGTGTGGTTATCCCAAAGGAAATTCGTAGAACTTTGGAAATTGCAGAAGGAGATCCATTAGAAATTTTTACAGACCGTGACGGTGGAGTAATTCTAAAAAAATACAAGCCTGATATGGCGTGTGCGGTTACTGGTGAAGTCTCAGATGACAATTTCGTTTTACTAGGCGGCAAGCTCATTTTAAGCCCCGAAGAAGCTAAAAAATTAATCACTGAAATTGAGTTGAAGTAGGTGATATAAATGAATGATTGTCTTTTAGAAGTCCTGGGGGATTATTTTGTAAAACACGACCTTGTCAATAAAGGTTGGGAGTTTCATGAATTTGTAGAGGCCTGGCAACTTGGTCACATTGTGATGGAAAAGAGGTGAACGAATGTTTAAAGGATATTGTTTTCCTGTACCTGGTGATGGAGAATGGCATACGCCTGCTGTCATGTTAAACGATGCAGAGGAAGTGTTCCGTTATACGCAGTTGCAAAGTAAGTTGTTTCGTGAGGTACGTGTAGTAGATGGAGATGATTTTATTGTTGTTCAAATGATAGATCAACAATATACGTTTCCAGAAGAGTGGAAAAAGTTTAATAGAGTACGGGAGGATTATGAAAATGGAAATAAAATTCAATCAATTAACCTTGCAGAATTTCAAAAGCCACAAGGATCTAGTAGTTAAGTTTGGCGACATGACTAAGATCCTCGCAGATAATGCAAAAGGTAAAAGCTCCATTGGTGAAGCAATTACATTCTTATTATACGGTACTGACCTGGTGGGGAGCAAACTTGATCCTTCACCAGTAACGTATCAAGCAGAGAATACGCTTGTGACATTGTTATTAAGTGTTGAAGATGGAGAGCTACTACTTGGCCGTGAAATTGTGAAAGGTCGTAATAAGTTCTATGTAAATGAGGTACCTTCCAAAGCAACTGAATTTAACGAGGTAGTGGAAAAGCTATTTGATAAAGATTTATTTTTATCGCTGTTTAATCCAAGTTATTTCTTCACATTGCATTGGGAAAAACAGCGTCAAATGATTTTAAAATATACGACTGCACCTGCAAATAAAGAAGTATTAAAAGAGCTTTCTAAACCACAATCGGACAAGTTGGCCACATTAGTCAAAAAGCATTCTTTAGAGGATTTAGATAAGATTCATCGATCCAATAAAACTAAGTTGGACAAACAATATATAGGTGCTCAGAGTCGTACCAAGACGTTACGAGAGCAGTTAGAAAAAAATGCTCCCACAGTTCCTTTAGACTCGCTAAATGTGGAATTAAACCAGCTTGTTAAAGAACGAAATGCTATAGAGGCTGTGACTGATAAAGCACAGGAAACAAATGGCCGAATAAACAGGCTTCATACCGAAATTCAAATTTTGACAACAGAACGTGATCGTATCAAAGAAACCTTTAATCAGCTAAAAAACGAACCTATACAAGATACTTGCCGTGTTTGTCACCAAACGTTACAAGATGAAGCTATTGATGCTGTAGAGGCAGAAAAAGAGCAACGTATTCAACAAGTAAAATCGAAATTCCAAAAAGTTGTAGATGAACGGAAAGCATTAGAAGAAGAACTTAAAACACTTGAATACGTGGACGTATCTGAGCAAATGGAAAAAGCGCGTTCGCTTCAAGAGAAGATAAGTCCAATAGAATATGAGATCTCTAAACATAGGGAGTATAAGTTCTTAGAGGAACAAGTTAATGCTGCAGAAGCTAATGAAAAAGAAACGCTTGAATCACTTAATGAGTCCATTTTTATCCTGGATACCATTAAGGATTTCAAGGCAAAAGAGGCAGAATTACAAGTCAAAAAGGTTCAAGACTTATTCGAAAATTTATCAATAAAACTGTTCGAAGAAGTGAAAACAACAGGTGACAATAAACCAACCTTCATAGTGCAAATGGATGGCAAAGACTATATGAAACTTTCATTTAGTGAACAAACTAGAGCAGGGCTTGAAATTCGTGATGTGATGTCAGAGCAAAGTGATCTTATCGCTCCTTGTTTTGTAGATAATGCAGAAACCATTACTAAGTTCAAAGAACCGAATGGACAACTCATTATCAGCCAAGTTGTTGCAGGTAAAGAATTGGAGGTCATTTCTGAATGAACGTTAAAGAAATCACAGTCGGTTACACATATACCAAAAATCTTGGAAACTTTGAAAATGTGAAAGTAGATGCTGCTGTAACTATTTCGTTAGAGCCAGGGCAAGATGTTGACGCACTTTACGACAAAGCTTATGAAAGTATGAAAAAACAGGTCAAAAACGGCCTTAATAAATTTACGGAGGTACGCTATTAATGAACAGAAACTTACCAACTTTAACACCTGAAATTACGGAGGCTTTCGCACCTGCAGTATTAGAGGTCATTCGTAGTTCGATTGCACCTACAGCTAATGATCAAGAATTTTTGCTATTCGCTCACAAGGCGGCATCATATGGCTTAGATCCATTCAAAAATGAAATTTTCTTTATCAAGTATGGAAATCAAGCACGTATTCAATTTGCAGCTGAGGCCTATCTTTCAAAAGCGCGTGAACAAGAGGGCTTTATCCCACCTGATACACAAATGGTGCATGAAAACGATGAATTTAAAATCGCTATGAATAAAGAAACTAAGCAAATGGAAGTGATTCAACACGAAATTGGCTTCCCACGTGGAAAGATTATTGGTGCCTATTCAGTTGCTTATCGTGAGGGCTATCCACCTGTAACGGTCATTATGGACATTGACGAAGTTGCTCATATGTTCACAGGGCAAAATAAAGACAACTGGAACAAGTGGACAAGTGACATGTTCGGCAAACACGTTCAGCAACGAGCATTGAAAAAGCAATACGGATTGTCATTCGAGGATGTAACGATCTCCCAAAATGATGTACCTCAACCTGCTACGCAAACACGCAGGGATATTACACCTACCCAGGAGCAGATAGAGGCCCCTATTGAACAGACTGTATTAACTCGCTCAGAAGAATTACTCAAGGAAGTCAAAACAAAGTTTAAACAACTTGGTATTACAACGAAAAAGGCTATGCAAGAATACCTGGATAAAAATGCACCAGGCATTGATCCTACAACAGCTACGGAATCTGAACTAGTTGGCTTAATTGAGCTACTAAATATGAATATCGAAATGCTAGCTTCACAGTCAAACGATGCCGATTTACTAGAGTAAAAACTATGAAACTACCACAAATAATAGTTTATGAGAGGAATAAGGATTGTAAGCTGTGTGGGCGAGAAATGAATGAAAATGAATACAACTTGTACCGTGGGCGTGAAATATGCTCACGGTGCCATAAGGAGTTAGGGGGTAGGAAATGAAAGTTGACATCTTAGCAAGTGGTTCAAGTGGCAATTGTATTGCTTTAACAACCAATGAAACTACCATTCTGATCGATGCAGGCATTGCTAAAACGAAAATAGAGAAACGGCTACTGGAAGTAGGTATAACGCCAAATAGAGTTGAAGCAATTTTTGTTACACATGCACATAGCGATCATATTAAAGGGCTGCCATTGGCCAATAAATACAAAATTCCTGTGTATGCTGGCGAACGTGAATGGAAAAACATCACTACCGTTGAAGATGAATTAATTAGGCCAATTGGTGTTGGTGGTGTTTTCGGTTGTGGCCAGTTTATAGTAAGCCATTTTAATGTTCATCACGATGCAATCGATCCGAGGGGATACGTTGTATGGACTTTAGATAATTTTAAAGTATCTATTTGCTTAGACACTGGCCTGGTTGATAAAAGCATGTTGAACGCTATGAGGCATAGTGACATTTACATCATCGAAGCCAACCATGATCCACGAATGGTTGAAGCATCTGATTACCCTAACAGCGTTAAGGCGAGGATATTGAGTCACGTTGGACACCTATCAAATGAACAAACAGCAAAAGCCCTCAGAGAACTTGTAGTGGGCAAAGGGGAACGAATCTATCTTACACATTTAAGTAGCAAGAACAACCTCCCTACGCTTGCGGAAATGACCGTAAATATGGAGTTATCGAAAAAAGGATACAAAGCAGGCAATCACTACGAATTGGAGGTCATTTAATGCATCCTTATGAATTAATTTTAACTGCTATGTTGAGATTACAAATTGAAAACATAGAGCTAAAAAAGCAATTAGAGTCCATTCAATCTAAAAGTGTTACTGGATCAGTTGCGGATCGCATTGATGATTGGTTAAACAGACCATACACAGGTAGTAGTCGCAAAGATATTGAGGAATTTTCAAAGGAACTCATTGAATACATGAGCAGCCAATTGAAAGCATGAATAGGGTGAGTGATCATGGCAAGTCCACAACTCAAGAATGGGCATACACGGATTGCCAATGAAATCTTCGATCATATCATGAAGACTAATCTCAATGGCACACAATTTCGTCTGGTCTTGGCCATTTGGAGATATACGTATGGTTTTCAGAGAAAGACCAATGAAATGTCCACTAGCTTTTTAACAAAAGCGATTAATGCCAATAGAACCCAAGTTAATAGAGAACTAGCAACGTTGATTGATAGAAACATAATTAAGATTACAGGGATTGGTTCAAAAGGAGCGAGAATCATGGGATTTAATAAAAATTATAAAGAGTGGGATGAACAGCTGCCATCTAAAGAGGTAGATCCTGAAATCCCTGATCAAACTAAGCAAGTAAAAAAACCAAAATATGATGAAGAAAATACTTATTACAAAATGGCTGTCTACTTTCATGAGAAAGTTTCTGCAGTTGCAAATGAGGCTGGCATATCTCATTTAATCAAGAAATCCAATATGCAGTCTTGGGCTGATGATATGCGAAAGCTAATTGAAATAGATCAAGTGGATAAGCACTTGGCCAAACAAGTCATGGATTGGGTAACGCAGGATTCTTTTTGGCGCACCAATGTTTTATCAGCAAAAAAGCTTCGTGATAAGTTTATGGAATTAGCTATAAAAATGAATGCTGATAAGAAACCTGTTCAACCAAAACAAAAGCCTCAATATGATCCGAGAGATAAAGAAATAGAGTTCCAACGCTGGTTACAAGATGGGAATGATCCAAATGACTTTGATTGGAGCAACTGATTACGAACTTGATGCAGAAAAATCGGTGCTAGGCGCAATCTTTCTTGAACCAAGTGTGATCGATGACATTGTTTTTCTTGAATCAAGGGACTTCATTAGTGCGCGTCACCAACAGATTTATAGAGTAATGAAATGGCTAGATAATAAAAATCAGCCTATCGATATTACTACTGTTACTGAGCTGTACATGCAGCATAACAAAATGGACGAGGTAAGTATTTCTTATTTGGCCGAATTAGCCGTTTCCTGCCCTACAGCTTCAAATGTAGTGTCATATGCCAATATTGTTCGTTCGAGGGCTATTCGAAGACGAGGAACTGATATAGGGCAAAAAATTATGAATCTAGTACATGAGGATTTTGAAACGGATGATGATTATTTTGCTGAAATCGAAAGACTAGCCTCAGAAGTAAGGCCCGAAGATGATGGCAAGATGCAAAGTTTAAAAGAGTCACGTCATGGATATTTTGCACATCTTTTGAAACGAGCTGAATTTATACCTACTGGATTCAAACACTATGACAAATGGGCGCATGGTCTATGGAGAGGTTGGTTGTTCGTTAGTGCTGGACGTCCTAGTGTTGGTAAAACAGCAATGCTTCTCCAAAGAATTATGGGTGTGGCCAAGAGTGGTCCAGTATTAATTTGGTCACAAGAAATGGACAAGTACCAATTGTTTGATCGGATGATTTCAAATTCAACAGGCATTCAATATGGCCGCATAAAAAATAAGGACTTAAAGCCTGATGAATTAGGAGTCATTGAGTTTGCTTATAAAGAGTTAGAAAAGTTACCAATCTTTGTCCAGGATTCATCAGGTGTAACAATCGAGGAAGTAAGGGCTACAGCAAGGCGTTTTAAAAAGCGATATGGACAAATTGCAATGATTGCGGTGGATTATCTGCAGATTATGAAGATTCCCCAACGTAAAAATGAGACCAGGGCGCAGGCTATTGGAAATGTAACCACTACTGCCAAGCAAATAGCCAGGGACATGAATTGTTGCTTCATGATGTTATCGCAAATGACTAGAGAAAGCGACAATGTTAAAAAGCCGCAGCTGTCACACTTAAAAGAGTCATCTTCCATTGAGCAAGACGCTGATGTTGTGGAATTTTTATGGCACGATCCAGCTGACAAAATGCCACAAGGTAAGGTCATTCAACAGTTTTTTGCAAAAGGCAGAGACATTGGAATAAATGAATTTAAGTTGTTATTTATGGGCTGGAAACAGAAGTTTATTGAACTGGATAAGTAGTAGAAAATGATTTGTTTAGAGCTGAAATGGAGGAGTAGTTATGAAAATTGAAATTAATGTTCAAGACGCACATTTAAAAGCAGAGGAAATTCAAGAAAACCATGTAACGAATATTATTGAAGGATTCTTTGGAGTGCTAGGAGTTTTAAAACAGAACGAATATAATGTCAGCATTTCTAAGCCAAAAAATAAACCCTTAATAAATCTTGGTGAAGCTCCACCTGATTATGTTCCGTTTCAAAATGTTAAAACTTCTGCAGTAGTTCCTCCAAAAATTGAAAAAGAAAAGAATCAACAAAAATCGAAGGTGCTTCCAAAGATAAACGCTGCACGTACTCTTACTGCTCCAATTAGTGAAGTGGCCAAAATTAATTGTGCTTCTGACAGGGAGTCACCTCACTTTGGTACCAAAGAGTTTGAAGATGGTCAAATCAAGTACCAATGTAAATATTGGTGTGATTGTGGACACACAGGGAAACGCTGGGTATCTAGAGATACTGTGTATGCACACTGTCATGAATGCAATTCGAAACTTATTGTTGAACCTGCAACGCCTGAATTCCGAGAAGATGGCCTTCCTGTACAAGATAATTTTAATAATTTTTTCATCGCTCGTGAAGTAGAGGGTGAATGATACAAAATAAAAGATTTGGAGGATCGTTATGAGATTCATAGGCTTAGATCCATCAACTAAAACAGGATTTGTTGCACTAGATGAAAATGGTCAGGTACTAAGAGCAAAAGAATTAACAGGCGTAGGTGATAAAGATCCTTTCCGAATGATCACACTTATTGACGAAGTTATGGCCCACATGCAAAAAGGCGACATTATAACCGTTGAAGGATTTGGATTTGCAACACAGCAAGGCATACAACTTGGTGGTATTGGTTGGGGGATGCGAATGTCTCTAACTAGACGAGGCTTTAAATACTATGAAGTTGCTCCTAATGCTGTTAAGAAATTTGTAGGTGTAACAGGCTTCACAGGTGAGGTTGGGAATAAAAAGCGCCTTACTGGTCCAGAGAAGAAAAAAATCGTTATGAAAGCTGTAATAGATTACTATGGCTTCTCACATAAAAGCGACAACGTTGTAGATGCATATATTTTAGCTCAAATTGCAAGAATCATGTACCAGTTTAATAGACCTGAATTTATTGGTTGTCCTGTCTATCAAGCAGAGGTAGTTAAATCAATATTAGGAAATAAAACAGTTGAAATGGAGAGTGTAAAGAATGGCTAAAGTTGAATTAAATGTCCTTTTTAAAAAGATACAAAAGGATGATAAAAAAGAAGTTTTAGAGTTTCATATCCTGGGGGATGATGTTCAATATAAATCCGAATTAATTGGTATGGCAGGCAGCATTGTAATACTTGAACTTGGTGATGTTAAATTATCTGCAGAGATGAAATCAATCCAGCGCGATAGCAAGAAAGTCGTGCTAAAATTTGAAGCCAAAGGCGATAGTGAGGAAAAGACTATCAAACTTTATCCAAAAGCAGGCTTTAATGTGAAGCTATCACTAGAACAAAGCCAAATGAGCATTGAAGAATTTGAGGAAGAGCATGAGGGTATTGAATATCAGGTTGATGGAGATGGTAGCGTATCAGTAGCACCTGATCAAATGACCATTGAAGATGTCAATGAGACAGAAAATGATGATGATTTACTAGATTGATACTAATTGCCCTGGTAGATGCCAGGGTATCTTTCTTGTAGAAGGGGGAAATCTGTTTTGGATTTTGAATTGCCTGAATTAGATAGAAAAGCAACGCAAGCAGCTGTCGAGCGAGAATTAGAAAAATACCGCATTTTTAAACATTTAACTTTTGAAGAAAAAGAAGCAGCTACAACATCACATATTAATGACATTGGTGGAGGGAAAGGCAATTTAACAAGTGACCAAACAGGCTCAGTGGCCATTTACAACGTTGACGAAAAGAGTGTAAGACGTAAATATTGTGAGCGTATAGAACGTGCTGTAAAAAGGCTGCCACCAATGGAAAGATTCTTGATTGAAACAAGATACATGGCTGATGATGCCGAATACTTAACAGATATGAAAGTCTATTGTTTTAAATTTCAACCACCAATTTCGCCGCCTACTTACGATAAAATTCGTTGGAAAGCCTTTTACAAATTAGCTTTAGACTTAAACATTGCACGTACAATATAGAAAAAAATTGAAAAAGAATTTTAAAATATTTAAAAAGCCTTTTAAAGCATTTGGTTTTATACATGTTAAATTAGTATCATCGGGAATTGATTAAGGGAGACCTTAGTTGATTCCTTTTTCATTTCCATAGTGTTGATTGTCGCGGATTAGCGTCACCTTTTATGTCGCTAATTAGCGTCTACTTATGTCGCGGATTAGCGTCTAGTAATGTCGCTAATTAGCGTCTAGTGAAACGAGTTCCTTCATATAATGCAAAATCTCTAAAGAAAACAATAAAGAAAACAATAAAGAAAACTAACTAGCAAATACATTTTGCTAGGAAGAATCCTTTTTATATTTTGATCACAATAAAGTTCAAGCAATGGAGACTACTAAATTGGTAGTCTATTTTATATCAAAATTCTAATACACAAATACTTCCATTCAAATTAAGATTAGTATAGAGGTGGTGTAGAGGTGGGAGTAAATTATGGTGATGAATTATTTGGCAAATTTGCTAATGACATCAATGAAGAAACATACTTGCAAATCATTTTAAAAGGTCATTTATATATTGAAAATCGTTTGATAGAACTAATAAAAGTAAAATTAGTTAATCCAAACGCTATAAAATTAAATGACTTAAATTTCCCTACGAAAATAAATTTAGCCAATGCGTTAGGTTTAATAGACAATAAAAAAAGTAAGTTATTGCGTAATTTGAATAGTTTTAGAAATAAGTTAGCTCATGATTTAAACTTTGAATTATCTGACAAAGAAATTAAAAAGCAAATTAATTATTTTGATAAATACTATTCAAATTCATTTCAAAAAACAATTGAAGAAAATGCGGGCGATTTAAAACAGTTATTAAGAAATATCTATGTATTAACATATCTAGAATTAGATATAAATATTCCTCTTAAATAATTAATAAAGTCACATCCAACAAGGTGTGGCTTTTTATTATGCATCAAAATCCTATCACACACTAAATCCTTTCCAGTGTATTGTAGCGAGAAGGGGGTGTGAGTAATGAAGCGATTATCTATTATATATTGTGAAGCTAATGGTGAGTGTCTTGTAATGAATGAATTTAAAGATACAATACCTGTTTTGCCAAATGTAGGTGATAGAGTAGGCTTGGGAAGCGCTTTTTATGAAGTAGTAAACCGCGACTTTGTTTATTTAGAAGAAAACCAATCTGTTGAAGTGTATATTTATTTAGATAACTAATACATAAAGGTCATATCCAATTGGATGTGGCTTTTTATTATGCATTAAAAGGTGGTGAGAAGATCATGACCATGATGGTATACATGACACTAGCGTTGGACTTAATCATACGTGCACTCATTGTAATGTTGTTGATTGCTGGTATTGTTCATGCAGTTGTTTCTATTGGAGAGAAAAAGAAAGCAGTTAATGAGCTCACTGTTATATCTAAACGGCTACACATTCTTATGGACATTCCTATTAAGAAGGCTAGAGAGTTCATGAAGGGTAATGATAATCACAAAGAGTAACACGTGAACCATCATAAACCCAGTGATACCAAGGCTTTGGGTCCTTCCCAGGAGGGAGGGGTTATGCGGGGCTAGCGACGCCCGCGGCTTGCCTATTTTTATTTTAAAAATTTTACTTCGGAACTTCGGAATTGAGGTGAACAAATTGGACGGTTTTAAAGAGGAAAAAGGACGAGTGCTTATTCGTACAAATAAACTTTGTGAATTGATTGAAATCAGCGACAGAACGCTAACGGATTGGAAAAGGCAAGGGCTAACACAGTATAGTCGTGGCTGGTGGGATCTGCAACATGTTCTAAAATGGCGAGGTGAAATTTATAACGGTGATTCCGAAACGAGTAAGTCTGTAAATCTGCAACAAAAAAAGCTAGAAGCAGAGGTTGCATTCAAAGAATCACAAACAGAGCTTGCACGTATCAAAATGGATATTGCTGAGGGGAAATACATCGAGAAGGAAATTGTTGAAGCTGAACTTACTCGCTTTTTCTTGGTATTTAAAAAATCAGCCATGATGTTGCCTCGAAAATTAATTGGTTTTATCACTGGCTATTTAGATCCTATGGAATTGCGAAAAGTTGAAAAGCAAATTTCAGAGCTTATAAATGATGCATTGAATCAAATGAGTGTGGATGGTGTTTATAATGCCAAGAAAAAGTAAAAATGAATTACCAACCTACTTAAAAAATGCATTACGCCATTTAAAACCTCCTGAGAATTTGACTGTTAGCCAATGGGCTGAAAAATATAGAAAATTAGACCCAAAAACAAGTGCTATTCCTGGTCCATGGCGAAATGAAATGACACCTTATTTAGTTGAGATTATGGATGAATTTAATAATGCAGAGACAGAAGAAATTGTCTTTATTAAACCAACACAAGTTGGTGGAACAGAAGTTTTATTAAATGTTTTAGGCTATGTAGTTATGCAGGATCCTAATCCAGCTATGGTTGTTTATCCAACAGATGATTTAGCCGAATCTGTTTCTGAAAATCGTATTCAACCAATGTTCCAATTATCAGGTGAACTTAAAAGCAAATTCAAAAAAAATGAATCAAGTCGGTTGGAATTACAGTTTGATGGAATGTATCTATCTTTGACAGGTGCGAATTCGCCAGCGTCTTTATCTTCAAAAGCCATGCGGTACTTACTGCTGGATGAAGTTGATAAGTATCCTGGTGCTTCTAAAAAAGAAGCCGATCCAATTAAGTTGGCACGTGAACGTACTAAAACTTTTTCAAATAGTAAAGTTTTTATTACGTCTACACCAACTATTAGAACTGGCCATATTGCAAAAGCAAAAGATACAGCGGATGTAGTAAAGCATTTCTTTTTACCTTGCTGTCATTGCGGAGAAATGATTGAACTTAAATTCAAACAAATAAAATGGCCAAAAGAAGAAGGCATGAGTGAAATTGATCGTGCTGAATTTGCCCATTATGTATGCCAAGAATGTGGCTGCATCATTACTGATCAGCACAAAATTCAAATGTTGAGGTTAGGGAAATGGGAACCTGTAGAACAGCGTACTAAATTTCCTCGTAAAGTTGCATATTGGATGAATACTTTGTACTCGCCATTTGTAACATTTGGAGCCATTGCAAAAGAATTTTTAACATCAAAGGATGATCCTGAAGCATTTCAAAACTTCGTCAATTCCTGGTTAGCAGAAGTTTGGGAAGATACCAAATTAAAAACTAATGCAGATATGGTTAGGGAACGACAAACTGATATTCCTGAATTTACAGTGCCTGAATGGGCAGAACTATTAACTGCAGGTGTCGATGTTCAGGAAACAAGTTTATACTATACAATTCGAGCTTGGGGAAAATATATGACTTCTCAATTAGTTGCGAAGGGTCAAGTATCAAGTTTCACTGATATTGAAAACATCATGAATGCAGAATTCTATAAAGAGAATGGCGAAAGAATGATAGTAAATGCAGCTGGAATTGATTCAGGGGACCAAACCGATGAGGTGTATGATTTCTGTGCACGAAATAGTGAATGGGCTATCCCAATCAAAGGTGTTGGTGATGGACTTCATCACTTCCGCATTAGTATGGTCAATCGAACAACATCATCAGCACATGGTATGCAGTTAATTCTTATTGATGGTGGTAAGTATAAAGACATGATTGCATCACGAATGAAAAAGCAAAACGGTACTGGATCATGGATGGTTTATAAAGGTATTGATGATGACTATGCGGAACAAGTGACAGCTGAACATAAAATTAATGAAAAACGAAGTGGCCGAACCGTTTCTATATGGGTAAAGAAAACTTCCCATGCAGATAACCACTATCTCGATTGTGAGGTCTATGATTTTGCTATGGCGGATGTTTTAGGCGTTAGGACGTTGCATTTATTGCAACAGGAATCACCTGTTGAAGCAAATGTTAATGAAGTTACTGAGAAATTTAATAATGATTGGCTGGGTGGTAATAAAAAATGGTTAGATGAATTTTAAAAATGCCCCTGAGGCAACAGGGGCAAAGTCTACATTTTAACTAGTAATTTTAACACCAACAATTAAATCTTCATAGCCAAAGTCATCTGAATATATAACTTTTAAATAATTTTCATTTTCAAGATTTTTAAGATATGCCTCAATAAGTCCATGATTATCCTGGCCATATAATTTGCAAGTTTCAATAATATCACCAAACGAAATAATAGAACCGTATTTAGCAAAAGGTTTGGCAGGGATATTTTTTAAGATATTGATTAAATTCATATAATCACCTCACTTTCAAAGTGATTATAACAAATTTTGGGAAGGAGTTGAGAGACTATGAGTATTCTAGAGCAATTACAACAAGTAAACAATGCTATTGCTGCCATTGAAATAGGTGGTCAGGAATATCAAATCGGTTCAAGACGGTTGAAGCGTGCTGATTTATCCTTGCTTTATCAGCGACAAAAGGAATTACAAGGGCAGTTAGAGGCTGAAAAATCTGATGGTTTTGGCCTGGCCAACACATCTGTCGCTATATTTGATCGAAGGTAGGTGTGTTAATGAATTGGTTAGATAGAACAATTGCTTGGTTATCTCCTGAATCTGCATATAAACGTTTGGGTTATCGAAAAGCTGTTAATGATATGCGTTCATATGACGCAGCTGGGGATGATCATTTAAATGCAGGGTGGCGAGCTGTAAATGCAAAAGCTGAATCTACTGATGGTATGTATCGCGATACAATTCGTGCGAGAAGCCGTGATTTAGAACGAAATAGCGACATTTTAGAAAGTGTTGTCCTGGCATTTGAACGAAATGTCGTTGGCGGAGGCTTTAAGTTGCAAGCGAAAACTGAAAATGAAGATTTGAATACAGCTATAGAATCATTATTCAAATTGTGGTGCCGTCCTAAAAATTGTGATGTTACACAACAACAGAGTTTTTCAGAAATATGTCAAATGCTTGTGCGACGCCAAAAGGTAGACGGTGGGATTATTGTAGTTTTGAGATATATTGATGATGGTGTTGTACCTTTATCATTACAAATCTATGAGGTAGATGATTTAGATACAATGATTCCTACAACTACGACAAAAAAGATTGTGAATGGTATTGAATACAATGCCTATAATCGGCCAGTTGCCTATTATCTAAAAAAATATAATGCATATGGAAACTATATCGGTACATCTGAGCGAATTGACGCTAAAGATGTGCTTTTTTTATTCAAGAAAAAACGTCCTAGTCAGTTACGAGAAATGAGTGAATTATCGTCTACGCTCCCACGTGTGCGTGATATGAATCAATTTATGGAAGCTGTTTCTGTAAAAGAACGTGTTGCAGCATTGTTAGCGGTTTTAATAAAGCGAATAACGCCTACTAATGGTGGAGGTCTTGGACGAGGAACTGGCCAACCTGATAAACGGACTGGATATGCAGGAAAAATGCTTAGTCCAGGCATGATGATGGAATTGAATCCAGGGGACGATGTTCATGTTGTTCAGCCTCCAGCACAGGCCGCTAACTCAGCCGAATTTATTCGTTTACAACAGCGCCTTTCAGGTTCGGCTCAAGGCATTTCCTATGAAGTTGCAGCACGTGATATGTCACAAGTCAACTATTCATCAGCTCGCCAAGGGCTATTAGAGGACCAAAAAACGTATTTAATGCAGCAACAATATTTAATCGATCATTTTTTTATCCCTGTCTATGAGGCGTTCATTGAATCAGCTGTTTTGGCTGGAAAGATCAGTATTAAAGACTTTCATACAAAAAAAGAGAGCTACCTACAACATGAATGGATTGCACCAGGCATGAAATGGATTGATCCTCTTAAAGAAGCAAATGCCAATAAAATTGCATTGGAAACAAATCAAACGACACTTGCAGAAATTGCAGGGAATACGGGGAACGATTGGCGTGAAATCATTGATCAACGGGCACGCGAAATCGAATATATGAAGGTAAAGGGGGTGATAAGTAGTGAGTCCAGTACAAAATCCGAAGAAATCGACAAACTCATCACAGAAACAGATGACGAAAAATCAGAAGATGAATCGTGATTTATCCTTTGACATTCGTTCATTAGATGATGAAAAACGTACATTTGAACTGTCATTTTCATCAGAAGAACCATACCAACGTTGGTTTGGTCCTGAAATTCTATCACATGAACCAGGTGCAATTGATTTAAGTCGATTAAATGAAATTGGGGTGCTTTTATACAATCATAACCGCGATAAAGTAATTGGTCGTATCGATAAGGCATGGACAAAAGATAATCGAGCGTATGCACAAGTTACCTTTGATGAAGATGACGAGTCAGATGTGATTTATCAAAAAGTGAAATCGCAAACGCTTAAAGCTGTATCAGTTGGCTATCAGGTCGAGTCGTGGGAAGAAGTCGCACCTGGTAAAACATCCGCAAATGGTCGCCATGTGGGACCATGTAGCGTTGCTTTGAAATGGCAGCCATATGAAATTAGTATCGTGTCTGTTCCAGCTGATGCATCAGTAGGAGTAGGTCGAGATATGGATGAAGAATTTGAGCAAGAAATACAAAAAAAAGGCGACTATTCGTATTATGAACGCCAAATTTTACTTAATGAAAACCTATTTGGAGGGAAAAAATAATGAATTTACTACAAATGTTAGCACGTCAAAAGGCGATTATTGATGCTGCAAAAGCAGAAGGGAATCGTGCATTATCGGTTGAAGAAAAGCGAGAATTTGATGAATTACAAAGTAAAATTGATGCTCTCCGTGCACAAGGTGATCCAAATGAGCCAACACCAGCACCAGTAGATAACTCGGAGCGTGCACTTGCTGCCGAACGTCAACGTGCACTTGAAATTACATCACTTTGCCGAGATTTTGGTTTAAACGCTGAGGAATATATTAAAGACGGCCATTCAATTGACCAAGTTCGTCAATTCATATTGGAAAAGCAAATTAAAGATCGTGCGCCACAACCTTCAGGTATTCAAATGGGGAAAGATGAGCGTGATAAATTCCGTGATGCAGCTGCAGATGGACTAGCTTTACGTGTTGGAATGAACGTTGAAAAGCCGAATGATGGCGCTGGAGAATTACGTAATTTATCATTACGTGAACTAGCAAAGGAATCACTCATTATCGAAGGTGTAAATAACGCTTATCGATTAAGTGATGATGAACTTTTACGCCAACATTTAACGCCAACATCTCTATTTACAAACATCATCGATCAAACTGCTCGTAATGTTTTCCAACAAGCATATACAGACGCAGCTACAACATACCAACATTGGACACGTCGTGGAACATTAACTGATTTCCGTCCTACTAAAACATATCAAGTTGGTACTGCAGGGGAACTATTGTTAGTGTCAGAGAATGGTGAATTGAAACATGATGATCCTAATGGTGTTGAAGGTCCAACACGTCAATTATTAACTTATGGCCGTCAATTCTCCATGTCACGTCAAGCATTTATTAATGATGATGTAAGTTTCATTGAAACTATCCCAGCCCTATATGCTCAATCAGCACGACTTGGTATTAACCGTTTGGTATATCAAACTCTAGCTAAAAATCCAGCTATTTGGGATGGTAAGACACTCTTCCATGCAGATCATAAAAATGTTATGGCCACAGGCGGAGCCCCATCAGTTGATACATTATCACAAGCACGCCAATTATTAAGAAAACAAACGGCAGCTGGTGGAGATGTGAAATTGAATATCCCTGCACGTTTCATGTTAGTACCAACTTCACTTGAAACAAAGGCAGGTCAATTAATTGGTTCAACTGTGGATCCATCACAAGCGAATCCTAATATTCCAAACCCATTCTATAATCAATTTACAATCGTTTCAGATGCAGAGCTTGATGATGCAAGTGTAAATGGCGAATTAGAATGGTATGTAACATCAGATATTTTACGTTCACCAATTCAAGTTGATTTCCTAAATGGGAAAGATATGCCGACAATTGTCATGAAACAAGCACCAGCTGGCCAACTAGGTTTCCTATGGGACATTTATATGGATTATGGTGTAACAGTTGTAGATTATCAAACAGTAGTTAAAAACAACGGTAAATAAGGAAGGGGTTAAGACAAAATGGCGCAAGCAAAATATGTACAACGTGGCGAAACAATTGATTTTATTAATAACACTAGTGCGGACATTGTAGCAGGCGAAGTTATCTCCTTATCAAATCGCATTGGTGTCGCAGCTATTGCAATTCCTGTGGGTACAAAAGGATCTATTAATGTAATGGGTGTGTATGATTTACCTGCTCTTACTACAGAGGCATTAACGGTTGGCCAAACGGTTTATTTTAAAGATGGTAAGGTACAAGCTACCGAAACAGATGCAACACCTGCAGGTTGGGTTATTGAGCCAAAATCACAAGCTGGAACTATTGCTCGAGTAAAAATCGATTAGTGGAGGTAATGATATGGCCATTATTTTAGAGTCAATCACTCATGTGTGGTTTGCTGGACGAATGATTCCACCAGGTGAAGTTTTTTCAGCAGATGATGCCTTTGCTACTAAATTAATCGAGGGTGGTTCCGCAAAAGTAGCAAATGCAGTAGATAGTAAGGATGAACAACCAAAAGGTCGCCGCGTGAAAAAAGTAGATGATGATCATGAATAAGACCTTTAAAGATTTCTTATTACAAGATGTAAATAATGTTTTTGCTAATCAAGATGAATTTGCAGAGAAGGCGATTGTCGAAGGTGTAGAAATGGATATAGTGCTAGATACTGACATGATTTCTCCAGCTGATAAGAAATACCAAGTTGCGGCTTATGATGTTGTATTCCATGTTGCAAGCTCATATTTCGAAGAAATTCCACAAGCTGAAAAGTTGATGAATTTCAATGGTCGTGACTACATGATTGAAAGTGTGAGCAACGATATGGGCATGTTAAAAATCACCTTATCGAGGAATAACTCATGAGCATGCGTGTGGTAATTGATGAATCAGAATTACAAAGTGTTCGGCAACGACTAGGTGAACTACAACACAAAGCACCAAATGTTATTGCCAATGCTTTAAATCGATCAGTATCTAACATCAAAGCCAATGTTCCAAAGGAAGTTCGAAAAGATTATCATGCTAAAGCAGCAGATATTAAAGCAACTCTTAAAGTTTTTAAAGCCAGTGCCTCTAAATTACAAGCTGAAGTAAAATCAAGTGGTAAAACATTAGGCCTGGATAAGTTTAAAGTTTCACCTAAGACGGTTAATCCCAAACGTAAAAGCCAACTTAAAGTTGCTGTCAAGAAAGGTGGAACCAAGCAAATTTTAGGCGCATTTATTGCTAATATAAATGGGACAAAGGTGTTTAAACGAGATGGTATTGGTCGATTGCCAATTAGTCGTTTAATGGGTCCATCTGTGCCACAAATGATTGGCAACGAATCTACAGTTAATAAGATTAATCAAGATGCTTATATAACGTATGAAACTCGTACTAATCATGAAATTAATCGCTTGTTAAGCAGATTGGGGGCTAATTAATTGTCAACAGCATTAGATTTAATGGATGGGTTAGTTGAACGTTTAAACGATATATTAGAAGAATTCCCGTTAAAACTAGCAGATACTACACCGATAAAATTCAATATTTATCGGCATAAAGTGCCTGAACAATTGAATAATAGAGTGAAGATCAAAGGATCAAAGGAAACGCAGGAAGATGTGTTTCCTTTTTGTGTGGTTAAAATCGACACTTTTTCAAAAGAAGAAAATGTTTCAAATCAAGAAACTGCTGTAAATGTATTTATCGGTGTCAAAAATGACGGATACGAAGGTCAAGGTTATGACGATGTACTATCTTGCATGCAACATATTTGGAATGATCTAAATAAAAACCCTGTTGTAGCGAGTTTTTTCAAAATTAAGTATGAGCTCGATTGCGCTTTGAATGAAGATGATGCTGAAACACATCCATACTACTATGGAATAATGCGTCTACGCTTTGAAAGTCCATCGATGCAATTTGTAGGAGGGGATTAACGTGGCAAACGAACGAATTAAAGAAGAAGCGAAAGCGACAACAGAGCAAGTTGCTGATGCAATTGAATCAGCTTTACCAACAGTAGCTGAAGAAAAGAATGCAATTCATAAAGAAACAGTTTCACAAAAAATATTCGTGGGTCCAAATTTGCTGGGTTTGCCCAAATATACAGTGGTCGAATCTATCAAAGTACCACACATTCAATCTTTTATAAAAGATTGTCCAGAAATTGAAAAACTGTTTGTTGCCATTGACGAAATGGCGGAAAAAGAAATCCGAGTAAAACAAAAAGGTACTTTGGAACATCGCTATTACAACAAAGTGGCTGAATTTAGAGCTGGGAAGGGTGAATCATAATGGCATATAAACATGGGGTATACGGCTATGAGTTGCCAACATCTATAGCACCTCCTGTAGTGACTACAGCAGGTCTTACCGTGGTTTTTGGTACGGCACCGATACATTTGTTAGATGAACCCGAAAAGGCTGTAAATCGAGCGGAAATGGCTTATACGTATAGTGAAGCTGTAAAAAAAATGGGCTATAGTGCCGACTTTGATAAATATACAGTTTGTGAAGCCGTTAGCTCACATTTTGCTTTATTTGCAGTTTCACCACTTGTAATGATTAATGTATTAGATCCAGAAAAACATGCTGTCGCTGGTTCTGAAACTGTGAAAATTACAAAAGGTGAAGGCGTTTTGCAAGCAGATGGTGTGCTAAAAGCAACAGTTGTTGTGAAAAATGGCTCGAATCCTATTGATAAAAAAGATTATGAATTGGAGTTTGATGACGAAGGAAGGCTGCACATTTATACAAGTAATGATGGTGATATGACTGTAGAATTTGAACGACTAGATCCTTCATTAGTGACAGCAGCTGATATTGTAGGTGGCGTATCATTAGATGGATCATACAAGGGTATTGAATTAGTAAATACAGTATTTCCTCGTTTCCGTGAAGTTCCTGGCATCCTGATTGCACCGAAGTTCTCAACGAACCCATTAGTTGCAGCTGTACTAAAGGCAAAATCAAAAAATATTAATGGTTTGTTCCAAGCTAAAGCATTTGTGGATGTTCCAACATCAGAAGTACGTGATTATACTGCAGTTCCCGAATACAAAAATATGAATAATTTAGATGATCCCAACATGGAAGTCTTTTGGCCAAAATGTTCTCTTGACGGCATTCAGTATCATAAATCTACTCAAGCAGCGAGTTTGTTTAACTTAATTGATGCTCAAAACGAAGGCTACCCATATCACGAAGCCTCAAATAATAATTTACAAATGGATGCAGCTGTCTTAGAAGATGGGACAGAAATTTTACTAGGCTTAGAACAAGCCAACTATCTGAATGGTCAAGGAATTGTTACTTCACTCAATTTCATTGGTGGTTGGAAACTTTGGGGGCATCGTACAAGTTGCTATCCAGGTAATACAGATCCGAAAGACACGTTTATTTCTGTCAGACGTGTCTTTATTTATGAGATGAATCAGTTTATCTTGTCATATTGGCAAAAGGTAGATAAGCCTGGTAATCGAAAATTAATCGATAATGTTGTAGATAGTAAAAATATTGATTTAAACGGCAAGGCTGCACGTCAATTTATTTTAGGTGGTCGAATTGAATTTTTACGTGAAGAAAATCCACTGACGGAATTAATTGATGGTACTTATGCATTTCATTTGTTCCTTACGCCAGCTACACCAGGCCGTCAATTAAAAGCATTGTTTGAATTTGATCCAACGTATTTCGAAACGTTATTTGCATAGGGGGGATAATCAATGAAAAAGACTGATCAAATTTTAACTAACTTTACAGCTTGGGAGGATGCAGTAAATTGGTTAGGTGTAGTTGATGTCGAGTTACCAAATTTCGAACCATTAACCGAAACAATTAAAGGTGCTGGTATTAATGGTGAATCAGCTGCTCCTGTAATTGGCCATTTTGGTTCTCAGACAACAAAACTAACATGGCGTACACTATCAGTTGAAGCTATAAAATTAGCAGAACCAAAGGTCCATACACTAGATTTTCGAGGCAATCAACAACTCTTTGATCCATTGAAAGGGTATGTTAATCAGGAAGTCGTAGTAAAAACACGTTGTGTACCTCTTAATTTCACACCAGGTAAATTTGCAGTTGCGTCAGCAACAGAAACAGCAAATGAATTTGAAGTACATTACATTAAAATTCTTATCGATGGTAAAGCAACCATCGAATTCGATAAATTCAACTCAGTTTACAAAGTAAATGGCAAAGACATGATGGAAGAAGTACGTAAAAACTTAGGATTATAGGGGGTTAAGGAATTATGGAAACAACTAATGTAGAAGTGGTAGACAACAAAGCTTTAGAAACACGTATTGATTTAAAACGGCCTATTGTTTTTGAGAATGAGACAATCTCTCAAATTAATTTAGATTTTGAAAGTTTAACAGGGGAAGATATTGAGAAAGCCGAAGCTCAATTTAATGCGGAAAATCCACAAAACTCAATGATCATGGTAAAAGAAATGTCTAAACCATTTTTAGCAATCGTGGCATCAAAGGCAGCCAAGGTTAATGTGGCTTTAATCCGCAAATTATCAGCGCCAGATTATGCGAAAGTAACGACTCGTTGCTCGCTTTTTTTATTAGGTGGCAAATAGCCAAAGAACCAGCTGAAAGTATTCGACTAATGTGTCTTTATTGCGCTGTGCGTAGTGAAACATCAGTCGATTTTTATTTGAAGCTAAGTATTCGAAGGTTATTCAGCTGGTATGAAACAATAAAATTAACTGATAAAAATCAGTCTACGAATTGAGGTGAAAGTTAGTGTCAGGTAGAGTGTTTGATATTGCATTTAGGCTTGGAGCTGAACTAACGAGTAGCTTTTCGAGTACGTTTAACAACGCTAATGGCATGATGAAAATGTTAGGAGGTGCCGCAGCTGCTCTTGGTGGCGCGGCTGCTCTTACTAATGCTGTTTCACAAGTGGCTGATATGAGCCAAGAATTAGCGAATTTATCAGCTCAAACAGGTTTAATTGGTGACGATTTCGAAGATCTAAAAGGAACTGCAGAGAATCTATTTCGCAATAATTATGGCGATTCCTTTGAAGAAGTTACGGATGCACTCGCTAAGGTTAAGCAGAACATGCATGAACTAAGTGATGCGGATTTAGAGCAATTTACTGGTGAGGCTTTATCATTTGCCAAAACTTTTGACGAGGATATAAATGAAGTAACCAGGGCTGCTAACAATATGATGAGTAGCTTTGGTGTTAATTCAGCAACCGCAATGGACCTTTTTGCAGCAGGAGCGCAAAGAGGTCTTAATTTTTCTGATGAAATGTTAGATAACGTGGCCGAATATGCACCGTTGTTTGGAGAAATGGGCTATAGTGCTGATGAATATTTTGGAATCATGGAACGAGGCGCAAAAGCTGGTGTATATAACCTGGATTACGTGAATGATGTTATGAAAGAGTTTCAAATTCGCGTGAAAGATGGCTCAAAGTCCACAGATGAAACATTCTCAGCCATGAGTAAATCCACTTTTGATTTATGGGAGTCATTCAACAGGGGGGAAGCAAGCGTAGCTGATGTTGCTAGCGCTGTGACAAAAGAGCTCCAAGGCATGGATGACCAAGTCACAGCCAACCAATTAGCCGTTGCGCTTTTCGGGACAAAATGGGAAGATTTAGAGTCTACAGCTATGTATGCCATGCTAGGATCTACTGATGCCATGGAAAGTTTTGAGGGTGCTATGGAAACAGTAAACCAAATACAGTTTAGTTCTTTTAATGCGGCCATTCGAGGAATTGGGCGCATTTTATTTATGGATTTGGTGTATCCAATAGGAGATGCTGTGCTTCCATATCTCAATATGTTCGCTCAATACTTAAAGGACAGGCTACCTACTGCTGTATCAAGGCTCAAAATGGTGCTCACTGTTATAGGACCGATTGTATTAGGTTTAGTTGGTGCTTTTGCGGCTTATAAGGTAGGTTTATCAGCTGTTGTTGCCTATCAAAAGATATATAATGGCATTCAAAAAGCAAGCACTGCTTTAATGGCTGCACATCGTACGGCTATGTTGGCCTCTACTTTTGCAGGTGGAGGATTTAAAGGAATGCTTGCAGCTGTATCCAGTGGAATGCGTGCGTTTAATGCAGCCATGTTAGCCAATCCTGTTGTGCTTATCGTTGCAGGATTAGCCGCATTAGGCGCTGGTTTATATTTTGCTTATCAGAAGTCGGAAACATTTAGAAACGCCATATCACCATTGCTAGCCCTGTTAAAAGAGACGTTCATAAATGGTGTATCTGCTATAGGTTCAACTGTCATGAGCTACCTTCCAGTAATTGTAGAGGCATTTTCTTCTTTAGGCGGAGCTATAATGTCAATCGCAACTGCAGCAATTCCCGTCTTATCAACCATTATTCAATCTGTATTTCCGATTATTGTTTCTGTAATTCAAACAGCAGTCCCATTAATAGCCATGCTCATTCAAGGAATTGCACTGATTTTCACAAATTTTGTAGTCCCTGCCGTATCCAGTTTTTTGCAAATTGTACAATTTGTCTTTCCATATGTTCAAATGATAATTCAAAATGCTATAGCAATCGTAAATGGAATTATACAAGCAGGGATGGCACTTTTGCGTGGCGATTGGGATGGTGCCTGGAGCGCAATTCTATCAACTGCACAAACAATCATGAATAATATAATTTCATTCTTCCAAGGTATTAATCTGTATGATGTTGGGATAGCAATTATCAATGGACTAATCAACGGCATTAAATCCATGGGTGGGGCTGTTTTAGGCGCGATAGGTGATTTAGTACCTAAACCTTTGAAAAGCGCAGCTAGTAAGTTTTTAGGGGCTCTCCCTGGGTTCGCTGAAGGTGGTATTGTCGGAAATCCAACATTAGCTTGGATTGGTGAGGGTGGAGATACAGAGTCTATCATTCCATGGAATAATAGTGATCGATCTAAAGATTTGTGGTTGCAAACTGGCCAAGCGCTAGGTATGTTGAACAATGATGGAATGCTTGCGGATCTGCAAAAACAAACTGCACCAGATACATCGATTATTGACCCAAAACAGGTAGCTAACACTAATAATGGTGGAGGAATTGTCTTACACTATGCTCCACAATACAGTGTCCAACGACCAGAGGATTTAGAACAGGTGAAACAACACGCTGATACAGATAAAGACGACTTAGAAGCACGTCTAGCTGAGATTGCACGTAATGAAAGGAGGAAATCGTTTGGTGACTAGCACGAACACATACACAACTATTTCAGGTGATGAGTGGGATGGAATTTGTTTCAAACATTATGGTGAAAATGGTGAGATGTTATTAGATAAAGTCATGTATGCGAATCCTTCACATATGAAAACAGTCGTTTTTTCGGCAGGCATTGTACTTAACATGCCTGCTTTTAATTTAGAGGAAAAACAAAGTGTAGATGATCTACCACCTTGGATGAGGTGATTTCTAATGACAAATACAAGACGTGCCATTGCTAATATTTCGTACATGGGCGTAAATATTACACAAGATATTGCACCCTATTTGAAGTCCTTCACATTTAATGACAACGAGGGTGAAAGTGACGATATTTCCATTGACCTTGAAGATCAAGAACGAAAGTGGCAGGGACCATGGCTACCACAGAAAGGCGACAAAATTAGTGCTTCGATCGAATTGCGTAATTGGTACAAAGAAGGTGCAACGGCCAAGTTAAATTGTGGCACATTTTTTGTCGATGAGGTCAGTTTTAAAGGACCACCTGACAGTGTTTCGATTAAGGCTTTATCTGTCCCTTTTGCCAAGGGTGGCAAGGATACAAAGAAAACAAAAGCCTGGGAAAATACGACACTACAAAACATATTAACAGATGTTGCAAAAGAAGCAGGCTTGAAATTGGTATATGATGCACCAACATTCTTGTATGATCGTGTGGAACAAGATAAAAAAACACCACTTGCGTTTGCAAAGTCTTTAGCAAAGCGCGAAGGACTAGCAACGAAGGTCACAAAAGAGCAGCTAGTTGTTTATGATGAACTACAGTATGAAAAGAAAGTTGAAGTGCGGACGATTACACGTGGTGAAAGCGATGTAATAAGCTATGACTTCAAGGTAACAGCTGCTGAAGAACAATATTCAAAAGTAGAATTGTCGTACTTCGATAGTAAAACAAAGAAAAATATCAAGTATACGTATAATGTTCCTGGTGTAAAAGATGGTCCTACTTTAAAAGTTAACAAGCGAGCTAAAAATATTGATGAAGCAAAACGTTGGGCTCAAAAAGAAGCACGCAACAAAAACAAAGGATCTAAAAGTGGAAAAATTACGTTGATGGGTCATGAAAAGATGGTTCAAGGTGTAACTGTAAACATTAAGAACTTTGGAGCCTTTGACGGAAAATATTTCATTGAATCCTCAAGCCATAACGTCACAGGTGGTTATACAACAAACATCAACTTACGGGAGGTGCTTAGTTATTGAGTAAAGGTGGGATGGAAAACACACCATTTGAAGCCATTCGCAAAGGGCTTGTTTCTTCCGTAAATCGTGAAAATTGTACAGCGCAAGTTTATTTTCCTGATATGGATGAAAAAGTGTCGTTCGATTTGCCAGTTATGCAAAAAAATACTCTAAACACGAAGTATTACTGGATGCCTGAACCAAATGAACAAGTTATTTGTGCATTTTTTGCAAATGGTTCACAGGAAGGTGTAGTCCTTGGAGCTATTTATTCAGAAGCAGATACAGTTCCCAAGGAATTTTTGGAATCAGATGATTGTGATGGAGTATTATTTTCGGATGGTACGCTCATTCGTTACGATGTAACAAATCATATTTTGTTCATAGATGTAAAAGGCGAAATTGAGATTAAAGCAGACAAAAATATCCGCATGAAAACAGGAGAGAAAATTTATCTTAACTAAGGAGAGGATCATATGCCAGCAGCGATTAGACATACGGATATATGCAAAGGTCATGATTGTCATGTTCCACGACCAAACGATGAAGGATCTGAAAATGTGATTATAAATGATCTGGGGGCACATCGAGTCGGTGATCATTGGGAAACACATTGCTGTGGATCATCATGCCATGATTCAGTAGCAGCAGAGGGTAGCCCAGATGTTATTATAAACGGAAAAGCTTTGTGTCGGGTGGATGACTTAACAGCTTGTGGCTCACCGATGGGGTTAACCCATAGTCCAGATGTTATTGTAAACGGTTAGGAAGTGATGAAATATGATTGCCGTTTGGGGCGATGTAGTATTCACTGTATCCGAGAAAAAAATCAATACATTTGATGATTTTAAACGTACTGAAACAGCACGTTGGTCAAAGCATGACATCCATGGCCAAAAACAGAAATCTGAATTTCTTGGATTGGAAGCAGGAAAAGTTTCGTTTACAATGCACTTTTCAGCCTTTCATGGGGTCAATCCCATTGTTGAATTAGATAAATTCATTAAATATGTCAGAAGTGGTGAGGCACATACATTAATAATTGGTACAAAACGTGTTGGCGTTGGCAAATGGTACATGCCTGGGACAGATCAATCGTGGGATTATATTGATAATCGAGGGAACATTTTAACAGCAGGTTTAAATGTAACAATGGAGGAATATGTATGACGCGACAATATACGTTAACTTATAATCCATCAGTTATAAACTTTCGCCCTGAAAGTGTGCTGGAAGAAATATTTCAAAATATCAATACAATTTTAGGGACGTACAAATTCAGCGTGCCTTTGTTTCGAGAGTTTGGTCTTGAAGCTGAATTCGTCGATAAACCTATGAGTATTTTACACCCACTTTTTGTACGTGAAGTAGTTGAAACTGTAGAAAAATATGAACCACGTGTCATTGTAGAAGAAGTGAAAATGACAGCTGAAATTGATGGCATAGCTTATCCAATTATTATTTTTAGCTTAAAAAATGGGGTGAATGTATGACGCAAGTTGTATTGCCTGAAATTAATTTTTTAGAAACAGATGCACAAAAATTGGTCACAGATATTATATCAACTTATGAAAATTTAGAAGGTAGAAAACTTGCACAAGCCGATCCATTGAGGCTTATTTTTTTATCCTGTGCATCTGTGATTACCAAACAAAATGTGGCGATAAATGACGCAGCAAAACAAAATTTACTTTATTATGCACGTGAAGATGTCTTGAAACATAAAGGAGCTGAATTTGATACACCTATTTTAGAAGCAACTGCAGCAACTACAACATTACGTATGCATCTATCTGTACCACTTTCATCATCAAGAATTATTAAAGCAGGGGAATTATTAGCTACTTCTAATGAAGGGGCTATTTTTTTTGAATCAACACATGATGTTGTTATTGAAACAACCGATCTGTTTGTTGATATAAATTTGAAATGTACCGTCACTGGGCCTGAAGGTAATGATTTTAATATTGGAGAAATCAATAGCTTAGTGAAGCCTCTACCGTATATAGATAGGGTTGAAAATATAACAGTTTCAGCAGGTGGAGCTTATGAAGAGGATGAGGAATCATATCGAAATCGTATTTATTTAGCACCAGAAAAACTTTCTAACGCTGGACCGACAGGCGCATATGAATATTATGCAAGATCTGCCTCTCCTTTAATAAGTGACATCTATGTCGATTCTCCATCAGAAGGACATGTGCATATTAGTGTATTACTGCAAGATGGAACATTGCCTACAGAAGAAGTTATTAATGCTGTATATGAAAAAGTGAATGATCGAACAGTACGGCCATTGACTGACTTTGTAACAGTTGGTGCTCCAGAAACAAATACTTATGTTTTAGATGTCATTTATTTCATTGAAACAAATGCTGTAGATAAAACTCTCATTCATCAAAAAATAGAGCAGGCTATTGATGAATATGAGAAATGGCAATCTTCTAAAATTGGCCGTGACATTAATCCTTCCAAGTTAATTAGCGACTGTATTAAAGCTGGTGCAAAACGTGTAGATGTAAAAACACCTACGTTTACAGTCATCAATAAAGGACAAGTAGCGATATGTAATCAAAGGAATGTAGTGTTTGGTGGTGTAGAGGATGATTGAACTAAAACAAAATACACTCTTACGTGAAATTCCAAATAATTTGTTATTCGATGAAAAAGTGAAGAATTTCGCAAAAGCATTGCAACAACCGTTGGATGAAATGTTGGATTGGGCATATAAAATCAACTACACATTACATTTAGACAAATTAGATGATGCAATTTTAGATCATTTACTGTGGGAAAAACACATCGGTTGGAATGAGGGGTTGTCGCTGGCTGCTACACGTCAACAAAAAATCAATCTTATTAAAACAGCTATCAACACCCACAGGATAAAAGGAACACCTGCAGCAATTGAACAGGTCCTTGAAGCGTTAAATTTGCCTGGTGATGTGATTGAATGGTTTCAATACGAAGGAGAACCATTTCATTTTAAAGTTGAAGTAACTACCACTAACATTACTAGCAAAACTTTATTATTACTTAGGCAACTAGTAAACGAATATAAAAACACAAGATCATGGCTTGATTTTGTGGCTGTAAAGTTGCCCAAAAATGAGTATATCGAAATTAAATCTAGCAAGTCACATTATCCAGTTTACTTGCCGATATGTGGGACGTTTTATTGTGAAGGTGTACCAGGTGCAGGCACAAAAGAATCAATTGAAATTGAATCGAAAAACTACACGTATCCAGTTTATACACCGATATGTGGCGAAATTTATCCGAATGGGGTGATAGACACATGGTAACACGTATTTTATTAGACCGAACATATGAATTTTGGAGAGACATGATGAAAAAGGCTGTTGTGACAATAGACGGCCAAGATGTGATCAAATCATTCCATTCGCAGGAGATTGTAGGAGACACAGTAAAAACTTATGTGTACTTAGATGATGGTCATGGCCATGTAACCAATGCAAAATTAGTAGATGCTCAAGGAATTGAATTAGATCGATATGAAACATCAATTGAACAGAGTGATGATGGTGTAATGATCATTTTTACGCTTACTGGCACGTTGAAAGGAGAGCTGCAGGTATGAGTTTAATAGTCTCTAATAAATATGAGTTATTACATTGGAGAGATCGTATCTGGAAGATAGGTCCTGATGGCAAGTTAATTCCCCAAAGGGACGAAAATAATGAGATCATTTACAATCCACTCACTGGCCAACCTGAATATGAATATCTTGAAAATGGAACACGTGTAAATGCTAAAAGATTAAATCACATGGATGAAGGAATCTATTCAGCCCATGATTACATTGTAGAGTTAAAAGCCACTATTAGACGTATGCAGATTCAAATGGAACTTGATGGCCGAGTGCCAGGTAACAGTGGGACGTTCGCAGACACTTTGGATGGCAGCTCAAACAAAATAAGTTTGGATAAAGCCTTAACGGACATTATTGAGGCTGTTGAAATAGGCACAACTACTTTAAAAGTGGCTAGTGTTGATGGTTTTAAACCATTTACACAGATCACTATTTTTGATGACGTGGGAACAGAAGATGTAGTGATTACAGCAATTGGTACAGGTACAATTACGGTACGAGCCCTTAAAAATGCGTATAAAAAAGGAGCTAAAGTGGCTCGTAGTAATGTGGCAATCGATACCGTAAATGCTGAAATGGGCGTAGGCGATTGGCAGACATATAGCGTTGAGTTAGTGGAGGTGGTATAAGGATGGTGCAATATTATTACGACAAATTTACAGCGATAGGCGACACAAAATGGATAGAGGGCGCATGGATTCTTGAAGGTACAGCTAACTGGGCGTTCTATGCCACACCTAGCGGCTACTCATTTAGTTCTACTATTAATAGCTTTTCTACATCGGAATTTGTGCCGTGGGGTACAAATCTCAATGTAAATGCAGGGGACTCTTGTTACATCGTGAACCTTGATACGGTAACTAAATACACAGCGAAAGTTAGTGGTAATTCTAGCTACAATATATCTTGTGACAAGTACACGAAACGTACACAAAATAACACAACACAAACAACCTACTCAAAAGGCTCGCTAGTGCAATCCAACATCGCGGCAGAGGACGGCACATATCCTGCAAACGGACGTCATACGGACGGTTATTGGTATGTAAAAAGTGCAGCAGTGGTAGGTGTACCAGGTACAGTTGTCAATTTACCACTATCGACAGCTGGGTCAAGTAATCGCAAACTAATCAAACTAGCGGATCATTCATTAGTAGCTGCTATATTCGATGGCACTAAAGCCGTGTTATACAGAAAACGTAACAATGTCGAGATATGGGAACTACTATACACAGTATCATTGTTATCTGGAATAAACGATGTGGCTATTGCTAGTTACGGAAACGAAGTAAAAATGGTAGTAGCATACAGTAATCTATGGCGCTTATACCGTGTACAAACTAACGGGACAGCGACTTTTAAGGACATTACGAACGATAACTACTCACCTACGCAATCGGTTGCGATAGCTGTCGACCAAGCTAACGGTCACGTACACACAGTATGCGCGACTAGAATTAATCCGTACCCTGTGACTAATATTCGGTATACAAAAAGTACAGACGGCGGCGACACGTGGTCACCTATTGAACTACTAACGACAGCCACTACTTCGGGTTACTTCTTCCAAAACCCGTCAATCGTTGTAAGAGATGGTGTGCCAATAATCGTTTCCGAAGCTAGAGGTACTTATTATAACAATGATGTGGTTACCAACAACGCAAATTCTTATAGTATTAATTGTTTTAGATTGGTAGGCGGTATTTGGAAAAAACATTACGTGGTGTTATCGAACTTTAACGAGGGGTTACAACAAGAAATGCCTACATTAGCTTTAGGGGTTGACGGAACGTTGCATTTAGCGTGGTCGGGGCGCGATGTTCTTGCTGAAAGTAACAGTCAAATTTTATATAAAACGTCCTCAAACGGCGGGGCTACATGGAGCGCAACTCAAAAACTAACTACAAACTCAACAGGTGGATCGTATGGGAAGTTTGCGCCATCACTCACGGTTGACAAAAATAACACTGTTATCATCACGTACCACTCGACATTTGGGGGATCGATTTACAAACTACTGCAAGTGAAAAATATAAGGAATGGAGGTTGGGAGCTTCCAACAATAACGGCGGAGATAAATGGCACTCACGTCATGCAACCTCAAACGTTGTACGATCCTACATTTAGCGGGACGTTTGGAAATACGCCACCTACGTTATACATGGTAAATCAATCGCGTGTTGCTTTTTATGGCGCGATAAATTTAAACCAAGCGCCATCAATTACATTATTATCACCAGAAAACAATCTCACACTATACGAAAACGACACAATTAACATCTCAGGCGATGCCTACGATGCAGATAAAGACCAATCAGTAACAGTGTTTTACCAAATTAATGGAGAGCAAAGAAAGGTTTTAGCAACCAATGTCAGTCAGACACAGATTACTTTATCTAAACAATTAACATTCAAAGATGGGAAACTGTACGATGGTGAAACGTTGCTTACTGGAACGCTTGCTGAAGGGGTAGCCCACACGTTGAAAGTTTGGGCAGTCGATAGTGAGAATGGACAATCTACTACTGCAGAAAGAACATTTTATGTCGTGCCTAACCGAGCTCCTTTATTATCTGTTGATGCGGTTGTACCTGCAGGAGTTGTCGATTCAGACAAATTTAAAATTAGTGGTACTTCATCTGATCCTGACGCAAACGCGAATGTTAAAGTAACAAAAAAAGTAAATGCTAATAACCCTATTGAAATCTATAACGGTCCAGGCGGTGCTTGGGAGTTTGATGTATCACTTGCTGAACTTGTAGTAGGTGAAAATACGATTGTCATTGAGGTGATTGACAACTATGGTGCCAAGTCAAGCAAGACAATAAAACTGAAGAAAAACGAAGTGAAAACGCCTATTATGCATGCTGTGGCGAGGTACAAGATTTCACCTCCTGCTGGATCTGCAAAGGGCGTTTTGTTATTTGTCGAACGTGATGAGGACATGGATCTTAAAGTTGAGTTATCCATGACATTAGCTGGTGAGCAAGAACAGTATGAAACGCTAACGGCCAATAATACGGCTCCTATGCCTACAAACGGCATCGTTGAAGATACTTTTTATTACGAGGCCACTGAGCCAAAAGATAACATCATTTTGAAACTATCTACAACACGGCCAGATGCAACGGTAAATCATAAAATCCATCTAATATCGGGGGCGGTTGAGTAATGGCTATGGAATATAAGCAGCGTGAATCTGATGGCTCTATGGGTCAGCCTGTAAAAGTTGGAACAGGTTTAAAGTTAGATGAACAAGTATCGTCACTTGGTGAGCAGTTGGCCCAGGAGAAGATTAAGGGCATTCAAAAAGACCTTCTTATTAATAGCCTTGGTCAAACAGTTACACAATTGAAACTAGAAATGTTGGCCATGAAAGGGGGTGACCTATAATGCAATTCTGGCAAATCGCTTTTATGTATAAATGGGTGACTGCAGCACAGTTACGATTAGCAGTTAAAACAGATGCAAATCCTTTTGGTGAGATCACGCCAAAACAGTACAAGGAAATTACAGGACAAGATTTCGAGACGCAAGCAGAGGCTTAGCGTTATTTTTATGTCAAAAAAGTATGTATTTCCACTCTTATTAATGTTAAATTATAACTATTGAATACTAAGGGGGAGATAATATGATAGAGTGTGAAAGTTGCGGAGAATATTGGAAACCTGATGATATTGAGTCTTGTCCTAATCCAAATTGTGAGTACGGATATGACGATTTATGTCCGAGATGTCATGAAAATCATGTAACTTCTTGCATGCTTGGAGAAGGATAA